AAATGGAACTCCAACAAATCTCATTGTAAATGCAGCAGTATCCGTCCATACATATGTTGCATCTCTACCTCTAACGGCTCCCATGATCCGTGATCCGTCAGCCAGTCTTTGTGAACCAGCTGTATTGGTTGAAGTAATAGCCCACGTATTAATATCTTCTCTATTAGACCATCTAATAAACATATCATCTTGAGTAGTAGATGTACCAATAGTAGTTTCAGTTCCAAAACATACTAAGTGTCTATCTGGAGTGGATACAATCATATCACGTGACGCGGTTGGCGCACCACTGATAATGGTTGCTCTTGTTGATGTTGCATTTGATGCATCTGAGTCCCATTCAAATAGAGGACCATTATGGATTAGAGCTATTAATTTTTTACCAAAACTATCTAAGCTCCATAAACCAGGGTCAATTACATAGTCTCCACTAGCAGCTTCTCCCCATCCTACATAATCGGAACTATTGGTAACAGTATCTCCACCACTATGACTAGCAGCTGTGGTGTTTCTAACTCCTCTAGTAACACCAGTTAAATTATTGGTAGATATACCTGTGTAAGAAATTTCTTCAGTTCCTATTTGAACATAGTTAGTTCCTGATGAAGGAAATTGAGATGCATCTGTTAAAGCTATGGTTGTAGTTACAGCATTAATACCAGCACTTAAAGTTGTAGTTGCTTCTCCAGAAACAGTACCACCGTATTGTCCTAAACTCCAACCATATCCAGGCAGCTGAGTTGCTGGTCCTACGGGATAATAGTGTTGAACTCTAATACCACCAGAAGTAGTAGCACCACTTCCTGTTTCAGCACTAGACATTGTTATGGTAATTGTAGTTGTTGTAGGCACTGTCGTTACCATAAATTTTTTATCGTCAAAATCTGACGCACTATAGTTAGAATTTGTAATCGCTGAAAAATTATCTAAATAAACAATATCTCCAGCATTTATATTATGAGGAGAAGAAAAAGTAATTGTTACTTCAGTAGAACCGTTAGTAGTGCTAAAAGCATTACTTAATGTATTAGTAGATTTAATAGGGTGAATGTCATAAAATACACCTCCAGAATATACATATAAAATTCTATTTGTCCCTATTGCTGAATATTTAAAACCAGAACTATTAACAAATTGATGTTGAGCTCTAGCAGCTCCTGTAAGATAGTTTTCTCCTAATTGAGTCCACCCACCTATTTTTTCAGGTGTGCCATATCTAAATCGTACATAATCTCCACCTGTCCATTGTCCTTCTGCTCCTGTAGGGGTGACTTGTTTGTTGAACCCAGGTAAGATATCTATCTTTTGTAACATATTAATATCCTGTTTTAATAATTGTATATCAGATTTAAGGAGAATTCAAAGGGTTAAGTAGGGGGAGGGTGATTGGTGGTGTCTCCCCCCACAGACTTATTTTATATACTATTTTTTAGAAATAGTCAACTTAGATCCTTTAAACCAAGCTGGTAGGCCTAGTAAAGGTCTTTTATCTAATGCGTTTTCTTTAGCAGCTTTTGAATTAGCTCTGTTGTAATGTAAGAATACTTGTCCACAATTTTTACCTGTAAACTCTTCTCGCCAATGTTCTAAATCACAACCAGAATATATAAGCATATCACCCGGTTTTAAATCTACTTTAATACCTGCTTGACCTGTTTTACCTGTAGGATCTAGATAAATGGGCCATGGGTCACCCCCTAAATTTAATGTGGTAGATATTTCACAAGAATATCTATCTTTATGTCTAGCCAATACATCCCCTTTTTTATAAATTCTTGCATAAGAATAAGTTTCAGATAATTTTAATCCTGTATGTTTTTCCATAACAGGTTTAACTTCCTGTAATAAAGTTTCCATAGCAAGATCAGCATAATGTGAATAAGTATTTGGAACTTGTTCATCATTCCATACACCCCAATATTCCGTAAATGGTGATATGTATTTTGAATCAAATAATACTCTTGCAACATTTCTTTTATTTTTAAAGTATTTATAAACAAAGTCGGCTAATTCTTTTGAGATAGCTCCTTTTAAAACACTATATTTATTTTTCTTGAATGACATTTAATACTCCTTTTGGTATAGCTTGACAGTTAAAATGTATAAATCTAAATGGTTCATATCCCATATCAACAATATATTGATGTGGCATATATGATGGAAAAAATATCATACGACCTGGTAATGCTTTATAATGTATCTGTGAACTTGCATATGTTATTTTTGATTTATCTTTTTCTGGTAAAAGATTCATCACATTACCTGGTCTTGGATCTTCAAATATTGGCATGGATGTTGCATCAGAAGCTTTTAAAAAATAAAAACCTGATATATGCCCGTTCCAATGAGTGTGTAAAGTGTGATGTCCTCCACCTTTTTGTGCAAATTCTTGCACCCAAAGTTCTGTGGTAAATACTTCAAAATTAGTTAAATCAAAACCCATTTCACCTAATAAATTATACGATGTTGCACCAATATAGTTTTGTAACTCTTTAAATTTAGGATCACCTATTAATGTGGTTGAGTGAAAGACGTGACCCATGTCACCTTTGTTACCAAACTTTTTATTTCTTTTATCTATTTCTGGTTTTAATCTTTTTTTAGATGCTTCAATGTATGAATCTGATGCTTTGTTTAATTTATCAACAAAACTAGGTTCATCCGCCCACCATATAGGACATGAAAAATAGTGTTCTAAATTTAATTTTTGAGGAAAACTTAATTGATTTTTATTTTGTTTTCTTAGTTTTTGTTTTAATTTTTTATTTTTCATTTATAAGGCCATCCTAAATTCCATATAACTAAACTATGTCTTGTTCCTCTTTTAACTGGACAGACTCTATGCCAAACAAAACCAGGAAATACAACTAAAGATCCTTTAGGTAATATCTCGGTGCATTTTTTAATGTTAGGTTTTTTATCGGGATCTTGATTTCTAAAATCAAATTCTAATTCACCACCTTTATAATCTTTTGGATCAGATAAAGTTACTGTTACAGACAGTTTTCTTATTTTACCGTGTGATGGATCGTTAGGTTGTTGTCTTATATAAGGTCTGTCCCAACCATCACAATGCCAATCATAAAATTGACCTTTAGTATATTTGGTAAATTGACAAGATTCAGAAAAATCCCATTGAAAATTCCAACCAGCATTTTTATTTGCTTGATGAACATAAGGTTGTATTTCTTTATATATCCATCTATCATTCATCCAAACAATATTAGAATCTCTTTTTTGTTTTAAATCTTTTATTTCTTTTTGATTTAATTTTTTATCACCGTAACCACCTGTCACTGCCATTTGATCTTGTATGGATTTACCATACTTAACAATTTCGTCACAGATACGGGATGGAACTGCTGATTGAAAATACCAATAATAGTTTGTAAGTTGCATATGTCTTTATATGCTTATTATAACATTTTAGTAAAAAATAGTCAATATCTATGATATTGTTAATGTCCCAGTTACATTAAACCTAGCTATTTTATCACCACCTGGGTGTGTTGAAGTTGAATTGCATCCAGGTGCTACTGAAAATGTAACTGCGCTTGGTGCTCTAACAACAACAATACCTGGACCACCTGCTCCTCCATAAGGACCACAGTTTCCACAAGCAGGATTTGCAGTACCTCCACCACCTCCACCTGTATTAGGAGATCCGGCACCAGCTCCTGTAACTGCTCCAGCTCCACCACCGCCTGCTCCACCTGCTCCACCTGAATTTCTACCACCACCGCCTCCACCACCAGCGTATGTAGTATCAGGACCTAAAATTGTATTTGGTGCTCCAGCACCTCCAGCTCCACCATTACTTGAACCACCTGCACTTCCATTACCTGTTGCTCCACCTCCACCACCAGCAGAGGCATTACCATCAGCTGAGGCACCACTATTTCCTCCAGGATTTCCTTGAGGAGGACTTGTAGGAGGAGTATTACCAGCAGCTCCAGGCGTGCCTGCAGATCCATTCCAACCTCCGCCACCACCAGATCCACCAGTATAATCTGATGGTTGTGGAGCAGCTGGAGCACCACCAGCACCTCCACCTGTTGAAGTTATCATATCTGTATTTTCAACTCCACCAGGATTAAATATTGAATCATTTCCTTTATTTCCGTAAGAATTCCAACCTGTGCCTGCTGCACCACCACCTCCAACTGTTACTGTATAATCTCCAGGTGTTAAAACATTTCCACTTAATGCATTTCCTTGTAATGGACTAGGGCCATAACCAGATGCACGATAACCACCAGCACCTCCACCACCATAAGCTCTGATATTATTAATACCTGTACCTCCAGATCCACCACCAGCTACAACTAAATAATCTACATCTACTCCTAAAACAGTTGATCCATCAGGCCATGTTCCTGCTCTTTGAGCCAAATAGAGACTTTGCATTGACCACACACCACATGCTTTATTTAATTCTTTTACGATAACTCTTCCTGGACCACCATTTCCTCCGTTATTACCACAACCGTCACCACCACCGCCACCACCGCCAGTGTTAGTTCCACCTGCACCAGCAGAAACACTTGGAGAAGATCCTCTTCCTCCACCACCTGGACCAGCAGCTCCTTGATTACATCCTGGAATTCTTGTTCCGCCTCCACCACCTCCAGCAAAAACTGAACATGTTGGTCCTATATTTCCATAATCAGGACTTATGTCTGAACCATTTCCTCCAGCTCCACCTCTTCCAGGTCCTGGAAAATTTCCTGTAACAGCAGCTCCACCGGTTCCACCAGCTCCGCCACCGCCACCAGATCCTCTTGTATCTGTACTTATTGGCGAACTATTTTCTGCTCCTGCTCCACCAGCATTTCCTTGACATGCAGTTCCAGATCCTCCAGCAAAAGCACCACTTGGAGATGGAGATGAACCACCACCGCCACCACCAGATCCCCCTGGATTACCTGCTACTTGTGCCTCTGCTCCACCACCGCCACCAGTAGCGCATGTACCATTAAAACTTGAAACACTTCCATCAGTTCCTGGAGCACATGGATTTGTTCCAGGTCCACCACCACCGATGACTACTGGTACAGTTCCTTCTGCATTAAATTCTTTGTTTAATAAACCACCGCCACCACCACCAGCTGCTCTATTTCTTCCACCGCCACCACCACCAGCAATGATAGCTGCTTTAACAACTCTAGTTCCTGATTGAAGACAAACGTTTCCTGTAGCTGTCTTATCAGTAACTTTATCTTTTCCAAAAGATGTTTTATTTACTTTACCTATTATTCCACCGTTTGATTTACCGCCGCCTCTAGGCATTTAAGTGTCCTCCTATTCGGACACCCAAGCTGTGCCATTCCAGTCGTAAACTGTAGGGGTTTCCGATGTGTCGTCTGATTTTGTAGCTTCCCAACCTTTTGTGTTGTCAGCTTGATATTTTTTATCGTTCCATGAAATATTGTATCTAACATCACCTTCTTCTGTAATTGATGGTCTATCAATTGGTGCTTCCCAATTATCATTATCATCAAGTAACCATGATTGATGTGGTTGTGGTGATAAAAATTTATCTTTTACAGGATCATAAATATCTCCGATACCTGCATATTTTTTTCTAAAATTATTGTTGTAAGAAGTTTGTTTCCAAATTCCACCTTTGAAAAAATTGATACACCATGTTTCTCCATCTACATGCATATCTGAAGGAACTACATCATTTCCTACAACTACAACTCTTTGTACAACTTGATGTGAATCTTGTGTAAATCCTGTTGGATCTGTCATTGCTTTTAATTCTGCAAAATGTGCCATATTATTACTCCTTAAATGTTATCATTTTAGTTTAATTTTAACTTATTGTCAACGTTCCAGATACAGTAAATGTCATTACAGTACACCCTCCTGCAGGCCCTGGTAATGTTGATTTACTGTTAGTTCCTGGCGCTACAGTAAATGTAGGCCCTAATGGCCCAGGTGCTCTTAATACAACAACTCCTGATCCACCAGCTCCAGCTATATTACTATAAGATGGATTGTATGATCCACCAGCTCCACCACCGCCACCACCTCTATTAGTAGTCCCTGTTCCACCTGTTCCACAGTTAGCTTTTGTACCAGCTCCACCTGTTCCACATGGTGAGGCTGCTCCTGCTGATCCTGGTCCTGGTGCTCCATTATAACCTGTTCCACCACCGCCACCACCACCATAAGATAGTGCTGATCCTGTAATATCATTTGGTGCTCCTGCTCCACCTCTTCCACCTGCAGGTGCAGGACTTTGCGGTCCTGGGGATGCAACTCCAGCTTCAGTTACTCCACCTCCACCACCACCAGAAGTGTCTCCATTTTGAGATGAGTATCCTCCTGGATTACCTTGTGGAATAGTACAACCAAAAAGGTTACCAGCACCTCTTGCTCCTGTTCCACCTGGTCCTGGAGGCGATCTTGTTGGATTACCTTTAGGGCCTTCACCCATATAACCACCTGCTCCTGAACCACCGTCAGCACAATACCTAGCTGGACCTGGTCCTTGAGGGGCAGTTCCACCACCGCCACCTAAAGCTACAATATTTTGAATTACTGAATCACCACCTCTTCTATTTGCAGCACCTCCAGCACCAATTGTTACTGGATACTTACCTGTGCTAAAACCCATTTTTGGAGCTCTTAATGGAGAAGGACCATAACTAGAAGCTCTGTATCCTCCTGCTCCACCACCACCGCCAGCGTATGTTGTAATAGGAGTTCCACCTCCACCTCCACCACCGGCAACAACTAAATAATCTACTAATGTAACTGTTGGATCTCCATCAGCTATTGTTAAACATCCCGTACCTGTAAAATTTGCTATTTGGTCATAACCACCAGCTGGGTTTGAACTAAAAGCAACAGAGCCTGCACAAATAGGACTTGCAGTTAGTGTAACGCCTTGACCTGCATTTGCTCTTGCAATTACTATACCATCACCACCTTTTCCTGATAATACTGGGTGAGCATTTGCTCCTGCTCCACCTCCACCACCACCAGTTCCATCAATACCAGCTGTACCTGCACTTGCAGTATCATCTCCTCCAGTTCCACCACCGCCAAATCCTCCAGCTCCACCTAACAATCCAGCAGTTCCACCACCTCCACCGCCAGCGTATGCTCTAGAAGAACCTGAGATAGCATTTGTAAAACCTCTACCACCTGGACCACCATAATTTGTTGCAGCATTGGCACCACAAGTACATGCTCCACCACCTCCACCACCACCTTCATCATTTGTTGGGAAAGGTGAACTTCTTACTGATCCTGCACCTCCAGAGTTTCCTTGAGGGGGATCTGTAGGAGGAGTATTACCTGCTGCTCCTGCATAAGGACTTCCACCTACAGTGGCATTTTCACCACCTCCACCACCTGATCCACCAGTACCACCACTACCAGCAGGTGAGTTAGCGGGATCACCACCTTTACCACCACCTTCAGATTCTATTCCTCCAAAAGATGAATTATTTCCATCATTAGATCCACCACTAGGAGAACATTGTCCTACGGCAGCTCCACCAGCTCCTACTACAACTGGGTATGTTCCTAAACCTAAACCTAAACTTGTTCCTTGTGATGCACATGGGCCATATCCTGACGCACGATAACCTCCTGCACCACCTCCACCACCACAAAATGCACCACCACCTCCACCACCAGCGATGACTAAATAATCTGTTGTTATTTCTCTTGATGGCCATGTGCCATCTTCCAATGCATTAAGTTGATCTGATAAGGACCAAACTCCTGATGCTTTATCTAATTCTTTTACTAATATATAACCTGGGCCACCTGTTCCACCAGCAGCATTATTACCACCAGCTCCACCTCCACCGCCAGAATTTGTAGTTCCAGCTACACCTGCAGCGCAAGCTAATCCACCTTTTCCACCACCTCCAATTCCACCTGCTTGAGGAGCACCAGATGCATGTCTGTTTCCACCTCCGCCACCACCAGCAAATTGTCCACACACAGTAGCTCCTCTGCATGAAGAATTTGCAATATAAAAAGGTTGGGGGGCAGATCCAAAAGTAGAAGTAACTGGAGATCCAGCTCCTCCTGTTCCGCCTCCTGTTGATCCTGGATGTGATCCAGATGTTCCATCAGCTCCAACTGCAGCCGCACCACCGCCACCGCCGCCACCGTAATTCGTTCCTGGTCCTGGTCCTCCCGGATCGGGACTACCAGCTCCACCATCATTTCCTTGACAAGCAGTTCCACTACCAGCAGCTTTAGCTGGTACTGCTCCACCACCACCAGAACCTCCTGGTCCACCGACAGCTCCATTACCACCACCAAAACCACCACCTGTTGATGTAACACAAAAAGCTATTGAATCATTTCCTTTACCACCAGGATTTCCATTAGGTCCTGGAGTTCCTCCTCCACCAACTGTAACTGGATAAGCTGTGTTTCCAGTAACAGGTTGCTCAGATATTTGTAAACCTCCACCGCCACCACCGGCTGCTGTTCCGCCGCCACCACCTCCACCACCACCAACTATGAGTGCTTTAACTAATCTTGTTCCTGGTTGTGTAGCTGATAAACATCCTGTTGATGTTTTAGATTGAATGGTATTTTTTCCAAAAGACGTTATGTTAACAGGTCCAATTATTCCGCCATTGCCAGCCATAATTTAAACCTCCTATGCGTCGTCTAATACTTCATATGATATGAATAAGTCCAGATCAGAAGCAGCGCTTGCTCCACCTTTTAATATATCACCTTCCATTAAATAGATAGGTGTGTCCGATAAAACTAACGTTGCGTTAGCTGGTACCGAAACTGTTTTTGCTATATAAACTGTTGCATCTGCACCTGTTGCAGTAATACCTGATGCACCTGCAGTTGTTAAACCATCAACATAAAGATTTACAGTAGCTGCATTTGTGCCATCAACATTGGCAACTGTAATTCTATTAATTTTTAATAATTTTTCTGAATCAACTGTAAGTAAAGTTGCTGTAGTTGTTGCAGTTAAATTCCAACCAAGATTACCACCGTAGATACTTGAAACTGATACTATATTTGGATTTGCCATAATTTAATTCCTTTACTTTATTACCCGAAAATCATTGCCATTGCAATAGCTTTCCCTGTTGATATACCAAAACTTGAAGTTGATGTCCAGCCCAAAGTTCCACTGCCATCAGTAGTCACCAAAGCCGTGCTTGAGGCTCCTACTGCAGCTGGTAAAGTTAATGTATAAGAAGTTACTGTACCAGCGGCTTTTATAGCCGTATAAGCTGAATTATCAGCATCTCCAAATTTTAATGAATTTTGATTGGTTAATTGGATGTCTGAAGATGTAGCCATTACATCTACTATATCTGGATTAGTTCCATCATTAGCCGTAGCATAAACAATTTTTGTACCTTTATCTGTAGATGACCATTGTACACTATCTCCTGAACCAGAAACATATTTAAATGTAACCGTATAAGCTCCTGAAGTAGAATTTTTAATCATGTAAAAATCTTGAACATCTAGAGGAATAGTTACATTTCTTGCTCCTGTAATAGATCCCGTTAATTCAATGACTCTATGTGCAAGTGTTGCTCCAGTTGATCCATCAGAAACAGATAATGTTGTGTCACCTGCTCCTCCGGCAATACTTTGCGTAGTGTATCCACCACTTATTTGTTCTATGATATTTAAATTAGTATTAGTTTTTGTTCCCCATGTACCAGCATTTTCACCGGTTGCCATTAATTCTACACCAAGAGGTGTGTATGTTGATGCCATAATTTATCTCCTATGCTGCCACTTCTGTGTAACTTCTAGTTGTTCCTTTAGAAACATTAGAATAACTTCTTGTAGTTCCAGTAGCTACATCACTATAACTTCTAGTTGTTCCTGTGTCAACATTCATCCATACATTAGTACTAGGAGGGTTAAAAGTCAAGGACATAGAAAGGCCTGTTAAACCTACTACTTGATCTGCTAAAGTTACTGTTCCTATAGAAGAACTTGAAGAAAGGCCACTAAATCCAACTATTTGATCTGGTAATTCTGGAATAGTACCTAATGTTGAAGTCATAGCTATTCCAGTTATAGGGACCGCTACTGATCCAGTACCTATAATAGTACCTAAACTAGACTCTATTTCAAAGCCAGTTAAAGCAGCTGCATCATTAGGAACTGTTACAGAACCTAATGTAGTGCTTAATCCAAAACCAGTGGGTTGAACTGTAACTTCATTAATAAATACCGGAGTACCCATTTCAGAAGTTATTTGATAACCTGTTACTGATACATCTTCATTAGGAGCTACAGCTGTTCCTTGTGTAGAAGTTATTTCTAATCCTGTTAGACCCATTACTTGATCTGCAGGATCAATAACACCAACGGCTGAACCAAAAGATATTCCTGTAGGTATTACATCAACATCAACTTTAGGGGTAATATATCCTTGAGTAGAATTAATTTCAAAGTTAGATGTTTCTAAAGATACATCAACAACTGCTGTTGATGTTCCTAATGTAGAAGTAATTGAAATACCTGTAGGTTCTACTAAAGCTGTTCCTGTAACAGTAACGGAATCATTTAATGTAGAAGTAATAGATAAACCAGTAAGAGTTACTGTCTCATCGGCTAGAGTTCCCCATTCACCATCTCCCCAAGATTTAGCACCCCAACCTGTTTTTAAAGTTGTAGCTTCATTCCACTGAGCTTGACCCCAGGTTAGTCGTCCCCATCCCGAGTAAACAGACATAGGTGACCTCCTATGCTAATCTTATAATAGCGTTTGATGAATCGTTTGCTGGGAATTGAATTGTAAAAGTTCCAGAAGTTGCTGTTTTATCAGATCCAAATGCAATTGCACATACAGCGTCAGTAGTACTTGTATCAGTTCCAGTAGTTGTGTTGTAGATCAAAGCACCATTAGCTGTAAAAGAAGCAGAAGTCCACGATACATCCGAAAAATCTGTAAACGCAGTTGTAGAAGTTAAACCTACACCTGTATTAGTTAGCGCTTTTCCACCAGCAGTATAAGCTGTGCCTGATGTATTGGTAATTTCATTTGAACTTGAATAATCTGTAGTAGCTGCTCCTAAAGTTGCTGAACTTGTAAATAAAGCAATTTTAAAAGAGTCACCACTTGATGAACTAAAGTTATGTTTTCCCTGTAATAGTTCTTGTTTAAAACTTGAACAAATCGCCGATGTTATTGCCATAATTTATATCTCCTTATGGAGTTGGAGACGGTACTGGTATACGAATAGTTCCATCCGTATAATCATCTCGTCTTCTTCTCCCAATTTGCTCTGCAGCAAATTTAGTTAGTACATTATTATACTTTTGCTCGTATAATGTCAACATGTCTATAGGGCCTTTTAAGAAAGAGAAGGCTTCTACTAAACATGCATATAATAAGCCATTTCCAAAGTTTTGACTAATATATGTTCCACTAGTAGCAGATACTAAACTAGTAGGCATAGCATTATAATGAACTTGAAATGTAAAAGTAGCACTTGGAACAGGAGCTACCATATAAGTACCTGATGTTGTATCTGTAGTACCAGTAGCACCTCCAAATTGAGCATAATATTTAGGAGTACCTGTAGATGTATTAGCTGATATATACTCATTTAAATAAGTTTGATCTTTTTTCTCTAGCCAAGAATTAGCTCCTGAAATAGTAGTACCATCTGTGCTTGTATAAACTTGAATTCCTCTAGTAAATAAACATCCTGCTGGACAGTTTATAGTTTGTTGTCCTGTGACAAATCGGTTTTTTGCTTGTTTTCTATCTGCGTCAATTGGTACATCTCTCATTATTCTATATTCAGCTTGTTCTATTATTTCATTTAAAATAGCTGCTGTTAAAACATTACTATCTGTTTCTGTCCAATTTCTAATTGCTGTAACTAAATTTGCGTAATTATATCCTGCCATATTATGGTCTCTGGTTTACGGGTCCACCGAAAACCATTGTGCCTCCTCCACGTTCAGTACTTGATGCAGTACCAGCTAATTCAAAAGTATATTTGTTGCTAACAGT